GCCACGGTGTTTCACATGTCCGGCTCCATTCAAAAAGGTCTAGCATCTGAATAAATCTCTCCCGCGGGTCCTCGGCAGGTCTGCGGCCAAGCCGAGCAGGTCGCGCGGCGACTGGACGGGAAAAGCCATTCGCCTGAGCGACGGTGGGTTCTGGGGCGCCTTCCTGGGCAACCAGTCCAGCTCCGGTAAATCGGTGAATGCCGACAACGTCATGCGGCTCTCCACGGTTTGGGCCTGCGTGCGGATCATTTCTACCTCTGTCGCTGGCTTGCCACTGGGCGTATTCCGGCGCAAGGCCGACGGCGATCGCGAGGACGCGCGGGATTTCTCGCTGTACGACGTCATCCACAGCAGCCCCAACGAGGACATGACAGCATTCCAGTTCTGGCAGGCGGTGGTGTCTTCGATGCTGCTCTGGGGTAACGCGTACTGCGAGATTCACCGATCAGGCGGCCGGGTTATTGCTTTGGACTTCCTCCTGCCTTCCCGGATGGACTTGGATGTCGATGATGACGGGCGGCTGGAGTATTGGTACAGGCCTCGCAAAGGGCCTCGCCGTCAAATTGAACGGGTCGACATGCTGCATATCCCTGCTTTCAGCATTGATGGGCGGGTGGGAATGTCCGCGATCCGATTCGGTTCCGAGGTCTTCGGTGCGGCGATGTCTGCCGACGACGCGGCAAACGGCACATTCAAAAATGGTCTGCTTCCGACCGTAGCTTTCAGCGTTGACCGGGTGCTCAACCCTGCCCAGCGAGCAGAGTTTAGGGAGTATGTGAAGACCGTCTCCGGTGCAATGAATGCCGGGAAATCGCCGGTACTAGAGCAGGGTGTGAAGGCTGAAACCATCGGCATCAATCCGGTGGATGCACAGCTGCTTGAGTCGCGCGGACACAGCATCGAGGAGATCTGCCGCTGGTTCGGCGTTCCGCCGTGGATGGTGGGTAAAACGGACGCCGGCAGCAACTGGGGGACTGGTCTTGAACAGCAGATGATCGCCTTCCTGACCTTCTGCATCAGCTCGATCACAAGCCAGATACAGCAGTGCGTCAATAAGCGCCTGCTCACGCCGATCGACCGGCGAACCTACTACACCGAGTTTTCGCTGGAGGCATTTTTGAAAGCCGACAGCGCGGGCCGTGCGGAGTGGTATAGCAAGATGACCCAGAACGGGATCATGACCCGTGACGAATGCCGCGTTAAGGAAAACCTCCCACGCCATGGCGGCAACGCTTCGGTGCTCACTGTTCAGACCAACCTTGCGCCAATCGACAAGCTCGGGCAGTCCACCGACGGTCAAGCCGCTCAAAACGCTTTGAAAAACTGGCTCGGCCAGGCCCAGGAGTAACCATGTCATTGAATGTAAATGCTCGCAGTTTCAACTGCGAGCTGAGCCCGCGCGCGCTTGATTTGTGGAACCCGGATCTACGCGCCGCGCTGGAAGCCGGCACCGATACGATCACCATGTACGGGATCATCGGCGAAGACTGGTTCGGGGAGGGCGTCACGCTCAAGCGCGTCGACGCTGCACTGCGCTCCATCGGCGACAAGCCGGTCACCGTCTACATCAACTCGCCTGGCGGTGACATGTTCGAGGGGATCGCGATCTACAACCGTCTGCTCGAGCACTCCCAAGAGGTGACGGTCAAGGTCCTGGGCTTGGCCGCTTCGGCCGCCTCGGTCATCGCGATGGCTGGCGCCAAACGCGAAGTCGCCAAGACGGCGTTCCTCATGATTCATAACTGCTGGACCTACTTCGCCGGGAACCGCCACGCCATCCGCGAGCTTGCGGACACCATGGAAGAGTTCGACCGCGCGATGATCAGCCTTTACGCAGACACCAGCGGCCAGGATGAGGCTGCGGTGGAGAAGATGCTCGACGCGGAGACCTACATGAACGGCTCGAACGCCGTTGAGAAGGGTTTCGCTACCGGCCTGATCTCAGCATCCGAAGTGGAGCAAGCCCCCAGCGACGAAGGTAATCAGGCCCACTCGGCCCGCAAGCTCGACGCTGCGCTCGCCAAATCAGGCATGCCGCGCAGCGAGCGCCGCAAGCTCATTTCAGAAATCAAGACCAGCACGTCTAGCGCTGCTGGCGGCGACACGCTTCGCGCTGTCGTGCCGGGCAAGCCTAGCGCTGCCCTTGATGTATCCGCGTTTGAAGAAACCGCAAATCAGGCGTCAGCACTTCGGGGGCTCATCCCCGCCTGCTGATCGACTGGCGCTGCAACCCATTTGATAACCGCCCTAGAGGCGGTTTTTTCATTTCTGAAAGGACAAAATCATGGCTGTAGATCTTTCTGCAATTGAAGCTTCCCAGAAGCAAACCCAAGCCGACCTGAAAGCAGTCGGCGACCAGATCAAGACTTACGCCGAGCGCACTGAGAAGGAAATCAGAGCCTCCGGTGAAATGCAGGCTGAGACCCGTGGCAAGGTGGATGAGCTGCTGCTGAAACAGGGCGAGCTTCAGGCGCGTATGCAGGATGCTGAGCAAAAGCTGGTGAATGCCAACAAGCGTCATGACCCAGAAGTTCAGCAGTCTGCCGGCCAGCTCGTCGCTGCGAAAATGGCAGAAGAAGGCGTCAACAGCTCTTTCCGCGGCGCCCGCCGTGTGACCGTGCCGCGAGCCGCAATCACTTCCGTGCCGACCTCCAGCGGCGCGCTGGTGCAAACCGAGCGTGTCGGCATCGTTCTGGCGCCTCAGCGTCGCTTGACCATCCGCGATCTGGTGGCACCTGGCACCACCGACAGCAACGCTATCGAGTACGTGCGTGAAACCGGCTTCACGAATAACGCCGCAATCGTCGGCGAGGGCCTGGCCAAGCCCTACAGCGACCTGAAATTCGAACTGCAGAACGCCAACGTGCGAACCATCGCACACCTGTTCAAAGGCAGCCGCCAGATCCTGGACGATGCTTCGGCGTTGCAGAGCTACATCGACGCGCGGGCTCGCTACGGCCTGTTGATGGCCGAGGAAGCGCAGCTGCTGTACGGCAACGGCACGGGCAACAACGTGAAAGGGATCATCCCCCAGGCGCAGATTTACGCAGCGCCTGCTGGTATCCAAGTGCAGGCGATTCAGCGTATTGACCGCATTCGTCTGGCGCTGCTGCAGGCGCAGTTGGCCGAGTTCCCGTCCACCGGCATCGTGCTGAACCCGATCGACTGGGCGGCTATCGAGTTGCTGAAGGATGGCGAGGGTCGTTACATCATTGGCAAGCCACAGGAAGGTACTGCGGCGCGCTTGTGGAACCTCCCCGTCGTTGAAACCCAGGCCATCGTCCAGGACCAGTTTCTGGTGGGCGCATTCAGCCTGGCGGCGCAGATCTTTGACCGGATGGGTATCGAAGTGCTGGTCTCGACTGAGAACGCCGACGACTTCGAGAAAAACATGGTGACCATCCGCGCTGAAGAGCGCTTGGCCTTCTCGGTGTACCGCCCGGAAGCCTTCGTGACCGGCCCTCTGACCCCAGCGGCTTAACCCTTCCCACAGAGCGCCGCCCGCGGGCGGCCTCACTGATTCAGGAGAGACGAACATGGCACGTGCAAGCGCAAGCGATGCAACCAAGGGGGCTGCTACAGCCGCAAATACGGCCTCTGCCCCGTCTGGTCACCAGACTTCAGCAGAAAGCACCACCGCCACGGCCATTGCCCCCGCCGTACACGGAGGACCCGCGGGATCAGCTAGCGCTTCCCTCGCCGGCCCAGGGGATGGTCCGCTCCAGCCCACTGATCCGGCCAATGGAATTGGCAACACCGTGCAGGCTGGCCAGCAGCCCTCCGGTGCCGCAGCTGCTGGCTCGACGATTACCCTCGACGCTGCTGCAGCGACCGGTGACCTGTTCCAGGCGGATGGCGCTGCTGAGGACGGCAACGAGGTCATGATTTACCCGTTGCGCAGCTATTTGGACGGAAAAGAGATTCGCCGCGCTGGTGGCGAAGGCTACAAGTCGCCGAAGCATGACGCTGTGTCGCTGGTCGCCGCCGGCCTGGCCACCGACAAAAAGCCGAAGGCCTGACATGAACGCCATCCCGACCGATCAAGCGATGCAACATTTGCGGGCGGACGAGGATGACCGCGAGTACGTCGAGCTGCTGCTGACCGCCGCCGAGGACAGTGCCGCCCAGTTCATGAACCGGCGGTTTTATGCTGATTTGGATTTGCTGGGGGCCGCCGTGCTCGACGGTTCGGCTGGCCCGGATCCGGTGCTCCTGAATGCATCGATCCGCGCGGCCTGCTTGCTGATCCTGGGTTCGCTCTATGCCAACCGGGAGGATTCAGCCAGCGGTGCTGCATTCAGTGAGTTGCCGATGGGCTCGCGGTCGTTGCTGACGCCTTACCGAATCGGCTGGGGTATCTGATGCGTGCAGGCAAGCTTCGACACCATGTAATGCTCCAGCGCCCTGAGTATTCGCAAGATCCAGTGAGCGGGGAGGTCATCACATCATGGGTTGACGTCAACAAGGTATGGGCCGCAGTCGAGCCGCTGTCGGCACGAGAGTTCATCGCCGCAGCAGCGGGTCAGTCTGCAGTGACGTCGCGTCTGGTGATTCGTTACCGCCCGGGCATCACCTCAGCGATGCGGATCATCCACAGCGGCAAGGTCTACAACATTCAGGGCGTGCTTGCCGACATGGAGAGCGGCCGCGATTACCTGACGCTTCCATGCAGTGAGGGCGTCAACGATGGTTGATACGGTGCAGTTCAGTCTGATCGGTATCGACTCGCTGGTGGCGAAGCTTGAGGCCGTCTCTTACGACGTCAAGCGCAAGGGTGGTCGTTCAGCTCTGCGTAAGGCCGCGCAGGTAGTCGCGGAAAAGGCCAAAGAGGGCGCGCGGAAACTCGACGACGCGGCGACAGGTCGCTCGATCGCAAACAACATCGCGCTGCGCTGGAATGGGCGGCTTTTCAAAGCATCCGGGGATCTGGGTTTCCGCGTTGGTGTTCTTCACGGCGCCAAAATCGCCAAAAAGGGCAACCCCGACGAAGGGGAATCGGGGCCTACACCACACTGGCGTTTCTTTGAGTTCGGTACCGCCAAGATGGAGGCCAATCCATTCATGCGCAAGGCGCTGGCTGAAAACATCAGCCTGGCCACAAGCACATTCATCACCGAGTACGAAAAGGCCATTGACCGGGCGATCCGACGCGCAGCTAAGGCGGGCAAATGAAATACCCACCCATTTTCCAAGTGGCTGCGGCCGACCCTGCAGTAATTGCCCTGATCGGTGCAAACCCGGTCAGGCTTTACCTGTTCGGTATGGCTCCAGATAAACCGGCTGGGACCTATTGCGTGTGGCAGGTCATCAACGGAAGCCCGGAAAACTATCTGGCGGGGCGCCCCGACGTCGAGCCCTACTGCCTGCAGGTTGATGTCTACGCCTCCACGGCCGCGGCTGCTCGAACTGCCGGTCAGGCATTCGATTACGCCATCGAATTGGCCGCGCGGGCGACCAGCTACAACGGTGAAACGCGCGACACCGAGACCATGCTCTACCGCTACAGCTTCGACGTCGACTGGATCGTCCAGCGATAACCGAATACCCCAAACCGGCCCGCTACAAGCGGGTTTTTTTGTGCCCGACATTTGGAGATCACCATGTCGATTCTGTCCCAAGGAACCCAGATTTACGCCCTGGTGCCGAGTGCCGCCAACCCAGCGGCTTTCGAAATTCTCGAAATCGAATGCGCTACGGCATTCAGCCCAGGCGGTAACCCTGCCGATCAGATCGAGGTTACCTGTCTCAGTGACAAGGTTCGACGCTACATGCGCGGCCTGCGTACCCCTGGTCAAGCCTCGCTGACTCTCAATGCGGACCCCCGCAACCCATCGCACGTGAGGCTGCATCAGCTCTCTGAGGACGACTCGATCGAGAGCACCACTGGGCCGTGGGCTGGTCAGACGGCCTGGACATTGCGCCGACAGTCGGCGCGGCAGGAGCGCTGGCGGCGCTAAGTCTTGCCAACGGCGGCAATGGTTACACCTCGGCCCCAGCAGTTGCCTTCACCGGGGGCGGCGGCAGTGGTGCGGCGGCAACCGCGCAGATCGCGGGCGGGAAGGTCACTGGCTTCACTATCACCAACGCTGGCACGGGTTACACATCCGCTCCAAGCGTGACCCTCACCGGTGGCGCGGGCGCCGGTGCTGTCGCGGCTGCTGTGGTCGGCGAAGATGATGATTTCGTGCTGCCGAGGACTCGCACCTGGTTCATCTTTGACGGCTACGTCTCAGATTTCCCGTTCGACTTCGCCGGCAACGCGGGGGTGACCACTGCGGCAACCATCCAGCGCTCCGGTGGTTCTGCCTGGATCCGTAAGGTGGCTGCGTAATGGATCTGAGCATCGAGAGTCTCAAGAAATCCAAAGCTTTCACGTCCCGCCCGGTCGAGAAAACCATTGAATGGGAAAACGCGGGAAAGAAGCACAAGTTCATCACTTACGTTCGGCCGTTGTCTTACCAGACCGCGGTTGGCGACATCAGCGCGCGGAATGGGGTAGATCCTCTCGCTGCGCGCATCGCCTCCAGTATTTGCGATAAGGATGGCGCCCCGGTATTCACCGTTGCGGACCTGACCGGGCAGAACGATCCGGAGCGCGGCGCACTGGATCCTTTACTCACCCAGTTGCTGCTCATTGCGATCAGTGAAGTGCAGAACCTGGGAAAGACACCGGCCTCGACGAAGTAGACGAAATTTGGTGCGAGCTCGTTATGAACGGAATCGGTGGCCGCACCATTGCCGAGGCGCAGGCCAATATGAGCTTTCCCGAGTTTATGGTGTGGTGCAAGTTTCGCGGCAAACGGGGCTCGCTGAACCAAGGGATGCGGATTGAATCGGCGGTGGCTCGATTGGCCTCGTTCTACGGCAACAGCCGAGCAGGGAAGAAGGTCTTCAGCATTGAAGACTTTGCGCCGCATATGGATGAACCACCACTAAGTCTTGATCAGGCAATGGCGACTTGGGCTTGACGCTGCTACATTTTGGCTTTCGTGAAGGAGCTCCAAATGCACAAGGCTTGCGGTGTTTTACTCGTCGCTGTTGTTTTATCAGGATGCGCTGCGCAGCCATCTAAGCCACCACTACCCGTTTCTCAGATACATCCAACTCCCGTTTGCGTTGGCGATGACCAATGTTCCGAGATGTGGGGCCGGGCTCTACGAGCGCTCCCAGCTATCTCCAGGGTTCGCTTAATGACTGCGACTGACAGCTACCTTCAGACCTTTCCCATTGATAAGGTGGGCTATCTAAACGGTACGGTGTTCAAGCAGAAGGTCGGGGAAGGTAAGTACTCGATCACCGCGAGCTTTGATTGTCGCGGAAAATCCTGGTGTTCGGATCTGTCTAATCGAGCCCTCGATCTCTTCAACGTAGAGGTCGCAGGGTTTTCCAAGTAACCTAAAATGCATAACCCGCTTCGGCGGGTTTTTTGTGCCCGGAGAAAAAGCATGGCAGGTTCGCTGGGTACTTTGACCCTTGATCTTGTAGCCAAAATCGGGGGTTATACCGGCCCGCTCGATAAGGCAAGCCAGGAGACCAAAAGACGTAACGCCGAAATTGCGAAGTCTTTCGACAATCTTGCGAAAGGCGTAGGCGCATCGATTGGCGCTATACCTGCGATTCTGACAGCCTTGGTCGTATCCTCCGCCAATTCCGCGAAAGAAATTGCCAATCTGTCCGCGCTGGCTGGACTTGGTACCACTGAGTTCCAGAAGCTGGCCGCTGGCGCTCGTAGCGTGGGGGTCGATCAGGACAAACTGGGCGACATCTTCAAAGATACAAACGACAAGCTTGGCGACTTCATCAACACCGGCGGGGGGGCGCTAAAGGATTTCTTTACCAACATCGCTCCCATGGTCGGTGTGACGGCCGATCAGTTCAAAAAGCTGAACAGCAAGGATGCACTTGCGCTGTACGTGACCAGCTTAGAGAAGGCGAATGTCAGCCAGGCCGAAATGACCTTCTACATGGAGGCCATCGCCAGCGACTCCACCGCCTTGGTTCCACTGCTACGGAACAACGCCAAGGGGTTCGACGACCTTGGCGAAGCTGCAGCCGCTACAGGTGTAATACTCAGTACAAGCACCATTGCTTCCGCGAAGCAGTTCGGCATTGAGATTCAGGGCATTGAGCAATATCTGTCTTCGGCTAAAACGCAGTTAGCTGCAGAGTTTTTGCCATTACTGGCGCAATTCAGCAAGGACATTAACCAGGCCACGAAGGACGCAGGCGGATTGGGTCCTGCCGTTAAGAAGAGCGCAACCACTGTTCTGGAGTCGGTCGCTTTCATTATCAACGCCGGAGATGGGGTTGGCCGTGTTTTCAAGATTATATCGGCAGAGTTTGATGGCCTAGTTTCCAGCGCTGCAGGCAGCATCACCGCGGGTGTATTCCAGACCCTGACGCTACTAGACAAATTGCCTGGGGTAGATCTTAGTTCACAGCTTGGTGCCCTTGAGAAAAACTATAACGACCAAGTGGCCGCAGCTGCTGACGCGGCGTCCAGAATGCGCGCTGCGCTTGAAACACCGTTGGCCGGTTCAGCGTTCATCGATTACTACAAAAAAGCTAATGATGCTGCTGAACAGCTATACCGGACGCAGCAGCGCAACCAGCGTCAGGGTGTCGGCGAAGGCGCAGGCAGCGGTGTTGATCCCGCAGCCATTGCCGCCAAGGCCGCCGCAGAGAAGAAAGCGGCCAGCGATGCGGCCGCAGCAGCAAAGAAGATCCAGGACACATTCAACTCGACCGAGACGGACTACGAACGCCAGATCGAGCTGATCAACACAAGCGCGGATGCCCAGAAGGATGCCACGGAGGCAGACAAGCTTCATTTTGAAATCGCATCCGGCAAACTTGTAGGTATCAACGTCGAGCAACAGAAGCGACTTGAAGGTCTCGCAGGTGAACTGGATCGGCTAGATAAGCTGAAAAAGAGCAACGAAGATCTCGCCGCGGTTGAGGCTTACCGACGCAATGCCAACCAGCAAAATCAGCAAGTCAAAGATTCATTCGATCTGGACCTTGCTGGTGCTGGCGAGAGCGACAAAGCAAAAGACCGTCGTAGGCAGCTTTTGCAGATCGACCAAGACTACTTCAGCGAAGTTGACAAGCTGTGGCAGCAGTTCAACTCAAAGGACATAACCAAAGAGCGATATCAGCAGGAAACCGCTATCGCAGAAGAGGCTTATGCCCAACGGATAGTCATCCAGGAGGACTATTACAACCAGCTCGACGAAGCTCAATCAAATTGGATGGACGGCGTAACGTCTGCATGGGAGAACTATGCTGACGCCGCTCAAGACTATAGCCAGATGGCTGCAGACCTGACATCCAGCACGCTTAACAACGCAAGCAGCGGCCTGAGCACTTTCCTTTCCGACGTTACCACTGGATCGGAGGATGCCGGTGACGCGCTCGCCGACATGGTCAGCGGCTTCGCGAAGTCCACGATCAAGGCCTTGGCTGACCTGGCCTCGCAGTGGCTCGTTTACCAGGCGGTGCAATTGGTGGTCGGTAAAACCGGCCAATCGTCCGCCGCGATAGGGATGATTGCTAATGCACAGGCGGCATCGTTTGCTGCTCAGGTGAATGCGTACGCTTCCACCGCGGCGATCCCTATCTTCGGTCCTGCACTGGCTCCGGCCGCGGCGTTGACTGCTGCTGCTGCGACCGCTCCGATGGTCGCAGGCGTTGCTTCGGCCGCACTGTCAGGTATGGCGCACGACGGTATCGACTCGGTACCGGAAACGGGCACCTGGCTGCTTCAAAAAGGCGAGCGCGTCACTACCGCCGAGACCAGCGCGAAACTGGACCAGACCCTGAACAATATTCAGGGCGGAAACTCTGGTGGAAACATCGAGTTCCACGCGCCAGTCACTGTTCAGGCCCAGTCGGGCATGAGTGATCAGGAGGCTCGCAACCAGGGCAACGCAATCAGCGACGCGATCGAGCAGCGCATGGGCCAGTTCCTTGACCGCGAAATGCGGCAGGGCGGGCGACTCTGGAGGCGAAATGGCTGAGACATTCAGTTTCGATGTTCGAGTAGGCGCATCCGGCGATGTCAGCCAGAAGACCTGGGAGAACGATTTCGGCGACGGCTACGTGCAGGCCGGTGGCATCGGTATCAATACCAAGGCTCAGTCTTGGGATGTCAGTGTCACCGGGAAGCTCGGACCGGGCCAGGTCGTGCAACAGGTCAGGGATTTCCTTGATCGGCAAGAAGGCTACAAGTCTTTCCTTTGGACGCCTCCAGGCGGAGCGCAAGGCCGGTATCGCGCGAATGGGTACCAGATGGCCACGCTTGGTGGCGGAGGAATGACGATATCAGCGACCTTTAAACAGGTCTTCAATCCCTGACCCCGCCGAGTGCGGGGTTTTTATTGGGCGACCCATGCAGATCACATCAGATTTCCAGAAGCTTGAGCCAGGCAATCAGATACGGCTCTACGAGCTCGACGCGAATCGCCTGGGCGCAACCATCTGGCGCTTTCACGGCCACGCGCATGAGGGCGAGATCATCTGGCAGGGCCAGCTGTATTCGCCGATCCAGATCGAAGCGAAAGGCTTTGACGTGCGCGGGGATGGCCGACCGGCCACACCGACGCTTCAGGTCGCCAACGAGCTGCAAGGGATCCGCGGCGCGATATCGGCTATCTGCTTGCAGTTCCGCGACTTGGCCGGCGCCCGGGTGAAGGTGATCGAGACTTTCAAGCACTTCCTGGACTCGGCCAATTTCGCCGAGGGCAATCCCACCGCTGCCGATCAAAGCCGGACATCGATCTGGTACATCGAGCAGAAGACCGACGAGAACCTCGCCGCTCTGACCTTTGAGCTGTCCAGCCCGATCGACATGGAGGGGCAGAAACTGCCCGCTCAGCAGATCACCAAGCTGTGTCGGTGGGCCTGCCGTGGGCAGTACCGCGGCGAGGCCTGCGCTTACACCGGGTCGGCTATGTTCACCAAGAAAAACGAGCCGACGGATAACCCGGCGCTGGATCGCTGCGGCGGCTGGTGGAGCAGCTGCAAGCTCCGCGGGAACACGCGAAGGTTTGGCGGCTCCATGGGCGCGAGCCTGATCACAAGTTCGAGGTAAACGATGCGAATCAATCAGCAACTGGTGGCGGCCATCCAGGCGCATGCCGAATCGGCTTACCCGGCCGAGGCCTGCGGCGTCCTCATCAAAACGGCGGAAGGCCGTGAGTACGTCCCCTGCACCAACGTGGCCAGCGACCCCATGCAGCACTTCCTCATCGACAAGCACGATCAGGCTGACGCCGAGGATCGCGGCGAGTTGCTGGCCATCGTCCATAGCCACCCTGGGCGCAGCCCGGCGCCGAGCATGACCGATCTGGTCAGCTGCGAGCTGCATGAGCTGCCTTGGGGAATTGTTTCGTGGCCCGGCGGCGAAATGGGCTGGTTCAAGCCGACGGGATTCGTTGCGCCACTACTTGGCAGGGAGTTCGCGCACGGGCTTCTTGACTGCTGGTCTGCCTGTCGTGACTGGTATGCGCGCGAGGCACTGCTGCAGTTGCCGAACTTCGAGCGCAAGGAGCTGTGGTGGGAAAACGAAGGCGGGTCGAGTCTATACGAAGAAAACTATGAATCTGCCGGTTTTGAGCGTGTCAGCGAGATGCGTCGCGGCGACATGCTGATTTTTCAGGTGCCTACGGTAGGCCGACCCTGCCACTTCCCCAACCATGCCGCGATCTACCTCGGCAGTGACCCGTCGATCCACAGCGAGCCGGCACCAACCCTCGGTGGCTCAGGACCGTTCATTTACCACCATATGCATGGCCGCTCATCAGCACGAGAAGCACTGGGTTGGTCGATGACCAAACGCCTGAAGCTGATTCTGCGGCACAAGGACTACCCTCAATGACCATGCGAACGATCAAGTTGTACGGCGTGCTGCGCCGGCACTTCGGCCGTGAGTACACCATTGACGTGCACAGCGTTCGTGATGCGGTTAACGCGCTTTGCGCTCAGATCGCGGGGTTCGAAAAATTCCTGCGCAGCGGCGAAGAGCGCGGCCTGGTCTTCAGCGTGTTCTGCGGAAAGCGTAACGCCGCCGAGGGCGAGTTTGATCTGCAAGGCGCGGACGCCAGTGATATCCGCATTGTTCCGCGGATTCAGGGTAGCAAGCAGGCCGGCCTGTTCCAGGTGGGGCTGGGCGTTGCTTTGATTGCTGCTGGCGCATTCAGCGGCGGCACGGCGGCGGCGATAGGCGTTGCGCTCATCGCAGGCGGCGCCGCGGTGGGTTTGGGGGGCGTGGTGCAGATGCTCTCGCCCACGACTAAAAACGCCACCGGCGGGAACAATGACGACGGCAACAACCCTTCGTATGGGTTCGGAGGCGCGGTCACCACCATCGCCCAAGGCAACCCCTATCCGCTGCTGTACGGTGAACGGGAGATCGGCGGGGCGGGTTCGTCCGCGTGCTGTTAGACCCCAACCTAGGCGTAAACCAGGGCAAAAACCGCCCCCCTTCGGCGGGTTTTCTTTTTTTTCTGGGGAACACTAGCGTCGTCGGGTTGGGTTGGGCTGGTTTTGGGGGGCGACGTCTCTGTTTTACCCCGTACAGGCCTCCTGGCCGCGTCTGTATTCGGTCTCG